GGCCGCCGCTAAAGAACACGTGCTAGCACTGCGGTCCGGATCTTCCCTTGAGTCGAGAAAGAGTTAGCCCCTAATAAGGGCTGCGCTGAAACTTGCGCTTTAAGTAACTCCTACCTCTTAATCTGTAACAGAATAGCTTCCTGTTACAGAAGGACCCCGGGAACCGTAAGAAGTCCTTTTCAATAGGGCTTCTATCCGTAGGTCTAAACAACCATTGAAGACGGTTGTCATGCACGTGTTCTTTTATGATTATCGAGGTGTCGTATGCTCAAGGTGCACTTAGGTGGCCAGCGGGTCTTTGGACTTGGAGTCTCTTTCAGACCCAAGTTTCCGCCTCAAGAGCACGATTGGTATACCGATATCGGCTGGAGCAATGATTTCCGCCCTGGCTGGTTAACGGATCCACTCCCGAAATTGGGAGCTCTTGATGCGTTCATCGGTTTCTATACAGCAGAGCAACTGCTCGGTTGTACAGGTAGCCGGTCCGCACTGATCCTTGGTCGTTCTAAGCCTAAGGCAAAAAGAGTGTACGATGCCGGAGAGGACTGGCGTTGGCATGGTTCAATACTCGAGGGACTTAAACACCTCGGGCAAGACTCCCAGCCAACGGATGAACGCTGGTACCGTGACTCCGAACTCAAGCACGCGAGTGCAAGAGGCGAAGTCATGCCTGGCGGAGAAGTTGAGGATGTTTACGGGCGTGTTCTGCTGCCCGAACAACATTTCCCTCTTTTCCGCTATGGTGGTACTGACTACGATTTTCATAGTCGTCATCCATACCTCGAGATGGAGGAGGGGCAATTGTCGCGCCTCTCTTCACAAACTGACCCCGATTGGTGGAACGCCGGGTCCCGGTTCTTATTCCAGGACCTCAAGTGTCTCACTACAATCAGTGATCAGTCGGCCATCTCATTCACCCAAGACGACGGTTACGCACGAAACACTCATGTGCTCACCGCCTTCTCCTGGGATGAATCGTTCTCCGACTCAACTCGTCTAACACTCCGGTATCGGTATGGCAATCTCGCAACCGTTACGAGCCCTGATTGGGTTCGCGATGGAGATCCAGCACCTGTTAGTCAATCGTGGTACGATGTGGAGTGGAATGTCGAATTTTATGGCATTCTACCCCGCGCCGTCCATCCTTGGCAACCAGGTAAACATCTTGTTGAAGCTGGTGTCTTCTGTACTCTGAATATCGAGTACCGGTTACGATCCATCACCGCGTCTGTCGACCTAGGCGATTATGTGCCTTGGCCTACGGCAGATGGTAGTGTTCCTATTGACGAGGCGTTCGTGGCTCCTCAGATCCTGAAGACGGGACTTTGTCGAAAAACAAGTTCCGCCTTTTGGGAGTTGCCCGGGAAAAGTGTGCATGAAAAGGATGAGATAGTGACGAAGTATCGCGATTATATTCGCGACTCCGTTCACCCTTATCTAGTTCATGCATGCTCTCTCTCGAGCAATTCGTGCCTTGACAGCGTTGTACTGCCGTCAAACTGGCTCGAATCTGTACCTGAGTTGCCATCTTTGTTGAAGTCTGTATCCAAGGTCGGGGAATTTGCGAACATTGTTCGACGAATCCTCGACTTAGACCCTAAAGCCATACCGGCTTTTATAGACTTCCTAGCGGGCGCTCATCTGTTGTACAAATACGGCGCGAAACCGGCGGTCTCAGACGTGCAAAATGCTCGTCTGTCCGTCGAACGTGCCGTAGAACAGATGACAGTTCTCTCCCAAGGACTACCAGACCACTTGTATGGGGAGTTTAAATACGATATCCCCG